ACATCGAAGATCAGAAGGACGCGATAAGGGCAAAAGAGCTATACGACGACGTCCAAACAAAGCGTGAAGTTGATGCCCGGCTGCCGGAAATGCTTGCGGCCTGGCGCAAGGTTGCGGGCGAGGACATCAACTATCGCATTCTCCATACGAACAAGTTGGTAGTGGAGGCCGCTGCATGGGGAGGCGACGGCAAAAAGATGAGCGAACTTCTTGGAATGTACGAAGTGTGGAAGGACACCGTTCACATCTACAGGCGGGCTAAGATCGCAGGCATGGGGTACGTGCGAGAAAGGGGGTACGACGACCTGCTTCAGACTGGCCTTCACGAAAGCGTCCACCGCATCGTTCGCCTCGCTCTTGGAGATGAGCAGCTCGCTATCCTCAATACCAGGCTTGCACGATTCAAGGCCTACCTCGCCAAAGACGAGTGGGGCGCCGCCCGTGGGGACATCGCTTACGATGAGCTCCTGACGGATGCTGCCGCCGATTACATTGTCGCCACAATAAAAAAACCGCAGAATCCCACGTCCTACATCCTCGAAAAAACCTTCAAAAAAGCCTTCGATGAAACCAAACAAGACCTACCAATCTGGGTGGCTGAGCTCGCTGCTGATCTCGGTAGCGCTCTTAGTAAAATCTATGACTTCGTGGAAAGGTCGTACAACTTCTTCCAAGGGCGAGGGTTCCGATCAATCTCAAGCGTCTTCAAGGAAATAGCAAGCGGTGCCGCGGCGGGCACGCATCCAGAACTTAAGTGGTCAAGGCAAACCGCCTATCCCGAGACCATGGAGGCGAAGACCCGCACAGTCAAGGTCCGCAAATGGGAGCGGTACACGTGGAATGGGCAGCCGATCCCGGAGCGAAGGGGCGTCGATGCCCCGTTGCACCTAGGGGAAACGCAAGAGCTCTTTGATGAGGCGCAGGACTTCCCCTCCAACGCCCCACCACCCACCAAGGCTGACATCACCCGCACGCAACAGCAGATTGACGCCATCGACCAACAGATGGCCGAGATCCGCGCCAAAGCCGCACAGGAGGGCTGCTGACCATGACCGCCAACAACTGCGACGACACCTTCCAGCAGCTCCAGCGCCTTCAGGAGCAGAAGCAGGCTCTGCAGCGACAGCTGGAGGAGAAGGATCGCCTGCTCCGGGCAGCCGGCGTCTACCAGCCATCGGCCGCCGGCAACGGCATCATCCTGCGTGATCTCAGCGGCGCACCTGTCGAACTTGATCCCGCCGAGATCCAGCGCGGCTACATCCAGCTGGTGGGCACCATGAACTCGCGGGAGGTGGATGAGCTCGCCTCCCGCGGCCTGGAGCAGCTCGCCAGGCCTGTTGGCAGCGAAGGCCGCTTCCAGAACTACGACCGGCTAATCAAGGAGGTCGACGTCAGCACCCGCGAGGACTACGCCCGCTTTGCGGAAGCCCTGGGGCTCATCCATCGGCGCATTGCCCCCGAGGACCACGCTTTCATCACCCGCACCTACGGCAAGGACAAGCTGATCGAACTGGTCAGCGGCTACTACCGCAACCTCGGCGCCAGCGATCCCGAGATCCTGGCCCAGGCCGCGGCTAAGTCGGCGCCGATGATGAATGCGGTCGAGAACAAGATGTGGCTGCGGTTCTGGGCAGATCGCAGCAAGCGCCTCTACCTCGATTCGGTGGAGGAGATGCAGGCCGCCATGCGCGAGATCCCCGGCTCCAAGCCGCCGCCGGAAATGCAACAGGAAGCGTTCAGGCGTTTCCGCCTGGCGCTGCTGTTGGAGCGGCACAACAACCTGGTGACGCGCCGCCATGCCCAGGCGCTGCGCAGTCAGCAGGAGAACATCCTGGACCTGCAACAGTTCCGCCTTGATCTCGGCGATGAGAGCTACTACTTCGAGCCCGGCAAGGGCATCGACGACGCCATTGGCATGACCGGCAAGGATGTCGCGCCCGATGAGCACTTCGGCCGCGTCATTGAAGCCATCGACAACGGCGATGCCAATCAGCTGAGCCTGTTGATCGACGCCGCCAAGATCGATGGCCTGGATCCCAAGTCCCGTCTCGATAAGGACTGGTTCAACACGCACATGCGAATGGCCACGGCGCTGGTCAAGGATTCACAGCTGAGCAATCTCAACTCCAACTACCTCAACGTTGGCAGCAATGGCGTCATGATGCTCTACGGGCCGCTGCAGCAGACCTTTTACAACGGCTCCATGCTCACGCCCATGGGCACAAGGACGCTGCGCAATCGCCTGATTGATGGCAGCACGTCGCTACTGGAGGCGATGCGGATCAGCGGCGAGGCGCATAACTTCGCCATGACGGCCCTTAAGGCCACGTGGAAATCCGATCTGCAGCGGGTCTTCCAGACTGGCGTCAGTCACTACAGCGGCAACCTCGACACCTACGGCAAGCGCCTGCTCACCAATCAGCAGGAGCTGCAGGACATGCAGGCGATCCTGGACATGCCGTACCGGCCTGGCGCCAACTGGTTCACCCAGCTGGGCAACCCGCATAACGTCGGCATCTTCACCAACAAGCTGCAGGCCGCGGCCCGCATCCTGGTGCTCACCAAGCCGAATGGCGCCGTTCACACCGGCATGAATCGCGGCCAGGCGGCCATCGCCGCGCTGGGCTTCGGCAAGAACGGCGGTGTGCAACGGATCAGCGCCCGCGACATCGACATGTACCTGCCCTGGAAGCCGGCGCTGCGGGCCATGGCGGGCGTCGACGAGGTGGCCGGCCGCTATCACTACCTGTTCAAGCTGAAGGCTGATCTGGAGGTCAAGGCGCGGATGGAAGGCGCCCAGCTGGGCCTGCTGGATGACCGCAGCCGTGCGGAATGGGTGCAACGCCAGATCGATGAAGCGGTCTACCAGGCCACGCCCAGCGAGAACGACATCAAGGCATTCCGCAAGCAGCACGGCCTGAAGGGCAGCGACTTCACCGATGACGAGATCGGTGCGCTGATCAGCGAGAGCAACCTGGCCGGGGCGCCCACGCTGTCATCACCGGAGTCGATCGAGGCCTTGCGCCACTCGGCCGAGATGCGCTTCCAGGACCCGCCAACCGGCAACCCGGGCGAGGTGGTCGACACCGCAATGATGGGCCTCCGCCGCAACTGGATGGTCGATGGCTACGTCATGCCCTACTGGCGCTCCCTGTTCGCCGGGACGCTGCTGGACTGGCGCCTATCGACGTTCGGCATCGTCGACACCGTGAAGATGCTGAATGCCGGTGGCTTCGACAAGGCGCCACCGGAACTGGTCGCCAGGGTCAAGGCCAGCTGGACCATGAGCGGCGCCCTGCTGGCGGCCTTCGGTGCGCTCGATGCCGCCGGCCAGGTTGGCGGTGGCGCCGACCCAGACCCAGATCGCCGCAACACCATCTTCGGCATGAAGCTGGGTGGCTTCCCGGTGGTGAACACGCTGCTGCTGTGGAAGGACATCAAGGACACGGCTGCAGCGGCCAACACCAACGACTACGACGGCACCGAGCTGCTGTCGTCGATCATGAAACTGCTGACGGCGCAGATCACGCGAACGGCTGGCGTGCAGCAAATCCAGCTGCTGCTGGAGGCATTGATGGACGGCAACCGCAGCAGCATGGAGCGCCTGCAGACCATGGCCGGCTTCATCGGCTCCGGCCAGATCCCATTCATCGGCACGATCCGCAATGTCGAACGTGCAATCGGCAGAGACCGCAACAGCTACTACCGCGACGAACCCAGCACCGCAGCGCAGCGGTACGAGCTGGGCCAGGACCACCCGCTGAAACTACTGGAGCAGTCTCTGCGCAGCTGGTTGATCGACACCATGCCGATTGCTGCGGGGCTTGCCGGCGCACGCCGCAAGGAGACCGATCACCTCGGCACGCCGCGGGGGCACATTTTCGGCGTCAACCTGTCCAAGGCGTTCCCGATGTTCTTCCCGTCCGTCTGGCCCAAGGGCAAGACGAATCAGGTGGTCTACGCCGAGCTCGATGCGCAGAACATGCTCGATCCACCGCGAGCACTGTTGAGCCGTGTCCTGGAAGGCGTGTCGATGTCGGACGATCTGCAGTTCGAGTACAACGACATCCACGGCACGATCGAGGCCGACCCGCGTTATCCGCTGATGGTCAGGCTCGGGCTGTCCGACAAGGCCACGGTCACGACCAGGCCGCAGACCTTTGAGGCGGTGCCTCCAACGGGCCAGCGCACCAAAGAAACGGATTCCAGCGGCAAGATCGAATACGGGCCCCTCCTGAATCGCGTCACCCGTGGCCGCACCAAGAAGGACGCGCTCTATGCCCTGTTCACCAGCCCCGAATACCAACAGCTGGAGGACGACCCGGTGACATCCGCGCACCCGCCCGGCGGCCTGCCACGGGCTCAGCAGCGCACCAGGGCGGCGCAGGTGCTGATCCAGCGCATCACCGACTACTACGACCTGCTCACCCAGGACGAGCTGGAGCGTCGCGCTGCCGCCGGCACCAGCGCCGCCGCCAAGGAGTGGAGCGACACCAAGACGGCGCTGACGGCAGCTCGGAACCGAAGCAACCTCACCGAGCTGCAACGCGCCAACCAAATCTTGAGCGGCTCGCCAGCTCCGGCACAATGAAGCCTGCACCCGTGCAGAGCGCCTGTGCCCTACTCCTATGTCCAGTACACCGGCACCGGGACCGCGCCACTGCTGTCGGTTCCGTTTCCCTACCTACTGAAAAGCCACGTCCACATCTACATCGGCTACAACCTGCTCACGGACACCTTTCAGTCTGAGCTGATTGATGGCGCTGCCTTCACGTGGGTCAGCGCCACGCAGGTGCAGCTGAGCACCATTGCCGCCGGCACGCTGCTGACGATCATCCGCAAGACGCCAACCAGCACCCGGCTGGTGGATTGGAATGATGCCAGCAACCTGCTGGCCGGCGACATGGACACCGCCGACCTGCAGAACCTGTATGCGGTGCAGGAGCAGCAGGACCGTGTGGTTCAAGCAGCTGCCGTGGCCAATGCAGCCAATGAAGCGATCAGCGACGTGCTGCTTTATGCGCCGATCGCCAATGTCGCGTCGATCCCAGGCAGCCCGGCCAACGGCGACCGGATCGAGCTGACCGACTCCACCGGCATCGAAAGCTTCTCGCCGCTCGCTGGCCGCCCCGCTGGCTTCGTCGGCAGCAACCAGCTGCGGGTGCGGATGTACTGGAACAGCGCCAGCAATACCTGGATCTGGGAGTCGTACTGGACGACCGATTCAGATGGCCGCTATGTGCGGCAGAGCTCGATCAGCAATAGCGTCAACAGCACATCGCAGACGACGGTTGCAAGCTCCCTGGCCGTGAAGACCGCCAAAGACGCGGCTGATGCGGCAGCGGCTGCAGCAACGGCGGCGTCAGCGGCAGCAGCGGCAGCGCAGGCCACGGCCGACGCGCCTATCACAACCAGCAAGCTGGCCGATGGCGCGGTCACCACCCCCAAGCTGGAAGATGGTGCCCTGGCCGCGTCTGCAGCGGGCCTGCTGAAGATGGCCGACGGCTTCTTCACCGCAACCGCTGGCGCCCTGGCGAAGTTTGCCGATGGCTTCCTGGCGGCGTCAGCTGCAGGCCGGGCGAAGATGGCCGATGGCTTTGTCAACACCGCCAAGCTGGAAGATGGCGCAGTAACCACAGCCAAGCTGGCAAGCGGCATTACGCCCACGGTCGCCAGCCTCAACGGCGGCCAGCTTGCCGGGATGCGCAACCGCCTCATCAACGGCCGCATGGCCACTGACCAGCGCAATGCCGGCGCTGCACAGACCATCACAGCCGGCGCTGCGCTCGCCTACAGCGTTGACCGCTGGTACGCCTACTGCACCGGCGCCAATGTCACCGGCCAGCAAGTGCAAGGTGCCAGCGCCGGACAGTTCCGCTATCGCTTTACCGGTGCAGCCAGTGTCACCGGCGTCGGCTTCGGCCAGCGCATTGAGCAACTGAACAGCGCCGATCTGGCTGGTGCCACCGCAACGCTTAGCGCTGACCTGGCGAACTCATTGCTGACCACCGTGACGTGGACGGCCTATTACGCCAACACGGCGGATAGCTTTGGCACGCTGGCATCGCCAACTCGGACACAGATCGCTACTGGTACGTTCACAGTCACCAGCACCATTACGCGCTATAGCGCCAGCATCAGCGTCCCGGCCGCTGCAACCACTGGCATTGAGATCGTCTTCTCCGTTGGCGCACAAACAAGCGGCACCTGGACGATTGGCAATGTGCAGCTGGAGGCCGGCACCGTTGCCACACCGTTTGAGCGGCGTAGTCACGGGCTGGAGCTGGCGTTGTGTCAGAGGTACTTTGAGCAGAGCTACGCGGATGGTGTCGCACCGGGTACGGCTAATGCAGGCGGGAGTGTCAATGAATCTACGTTTGGAGATTCCGCTGCGCAGCATACGACCACGTTCGAGTTCAAGGTTCCAAAGCGGGCAACTCCATCGGTGTCAGTCTATAATCCATTTTCGGGCGCAAGTCCGCAGGCGTATGTTTACGCAGGCTCGTACATAGGCATTGCCGCAGTTTCCGGAATAGGGGCGACGCCTACAAGGGTAAGCATTACAACGGGGGTGTATTCCACTTCCGCAGGTAGCGCACGTATCTTCCATTACACCGCCTCTTCCGAGCTGTAACCAATGACCTACCAACTCACTACCGGCGACTGCATTATTCGCATTGAGGACGGCGCCTTCATCCCCCCAGATCCGGCCAACATCGACTTTCAGGCCTATCAAGCCTGGCTCGCTGAAGGCAACACCCCCGAGCCCGCCCCGGAGCCGCCGGCACCGCCGCCGCCGCCGAGCGCCGCCCAGCGCCTGGAAGCCGCCGGGTTCAGCCTGGACGAGCTGCGTGAGCTGTTGCTGGGGCCCTCTGGCCCCGTCTGACAGACTCGTTACGCTGCGGGGGTGCAGACAATGACCATGGAGCCAGCCACGATCATTGCTGCCCTGGGTCTCCTCGGTGCCGGCGTCGCCGGCATCTGGAAGATCGCCGGGCAGTTCGGTGATTTCCGCGGCCGGACCAACACCTGCATCGAGCACCTGACACGGCTGACCAGCAAGCACGACGAGCGGATCTCCACGCTTGAGAGGGCCCGCTGATGGATCGCATCGCCAGCTATGTCGCCGTTGCCGTCGCCATCCACGGCCTGGCGCTGGTGATCGTCAACATCACTCCCACCCCCAAGGACAACGAGGCCCTCGACAACATCAGCCGCCTGGCCGTGAAGACCTATCGGCTGATCGAGGTCCATTGCACCCGCAGCAGTTTCGCCATGATGTGATCAGCTCTGCACTGGTGAAAGTATGGCCGACCTCGCCAAACAGCTCGAAGACCTCCACGCTGCCGTCGTCGAAACCGTCAAGACCCGCATCGAAAACGGCGGCACCCGCGACGACGACGGCAACCTCCTCGAACCCCTCAGCAACGACGACCTCCGCGTCGCCCTGCAGCTGCTGAAGCAGAACCAGATCAGTGCCGCTGCCATGCCAAGCACCCCAACGGCAGACCTGGCGCGAATGGCCGGCAAGCTGAACTTCCAGACCCTGGAAGCAAAGGCCAAGGTCGTGCCCATCCGCGCAGACGACAAGCTCAGCGCCTGACGCCCCCGTAGGCCATGCCACGAGGCCGCGGCGTCCAACCAAGCGCCAGAGCATCAATGCTGGCGCCCGTCTCGTCAAACCACGCTTTCAGGTTGGCCTCGTCGATCTCGTCTTGGCGAACCTGACGCGCCACCTTCTGGTCCTGCGCGGCGGCCTCCACAAACCAGCCGACGCCCAGCGATAAGGCATCAATCCGGTCGTCAAACTGCAGCGCCCCACGCTCGGTCGTGATTCGACTGAGCTGGTACATCAACGAGCGGGCGTGGCCGCTGTCAGGATCGCGCTCAGCGCCGGCCCAGTCCTGTTGGATCACCTCTTGATTCACGACCAGGCGGTGCTGCTGCACCACTGGGGCCAGCACGTCGACGATCCGCCGTTCCTTCTGCCCTGACACGCGCTTCTCCTCGACCGAGCAGGGATGAACCGCCTTCACCACGGGTTGCAGCAGTGCGGTGAACATGCCATCGCCCAGGTTGGATTCCGCCACGATGGTGTTCACCTTCCACCGCAGCGCCTTCTGCGCCAGTAGCTGCAGAACCTCTGGCTCGTACCCCCTGGTCGTGCCACCGGCCTCCAGCAGGAACAGGTTGCCATTCAGCTCTGCAATCACCGCCCAGGCCAGCTCATCGCTGCCGCGGCCGGATGGATCCACCGCCAGGGTGCACCGCCAGGTTTCCTTCTGCGGCACCCACCCCTGCACCAACGCTGGGCCGTAATAGGTGCGGTCACTGCCGAGCCCCACGCATGGCAGGCTCTGCAGGCGGTGCTCATTGGCTGAGGACCACCCCACCACCTCCGGCAGCGCCTTGCCGTCCAGCGGCATCACGATCAGGTCGCCCAGCCGGATCGGGTAGCGATCAAGCGTCGACAGGCGGCAGTTCAGCATCAGCTGCAGTTGCACGCCGGCTCGCGTCGTCCGCATTTCCCGGCTGCGCAGTTCCTGCTCGCCAAAACGCTCAGGGTCGGTCGGCTTACCGGCCAGGCTCGGGTCGGCTTCAACCTCTGCTGCGATCAGCGGATCCAACCCGCCCTCGTAGCACTCCCACTGATCCGGGTCTGCCGGGTTGGGGTATCGCGCTGGCCAGTACCGGATCGCGTAGTTCCGCTCACGCACCAGCCGCAGATAGAGCGATGTCTCCAGGTGCGGCGTGCCGAGGAACATGATCATCCGCGGCAGATCCTGGCCTTCATCCGGCTTGAGGATCATCTCGAGCTCGGTCACGGCCTGCGCCAGGCGCTCCTGCTTGAGCGGCGTGATCGAGTTGTTCAGCGTCTCGATGTCGTCTGGGATGGCGCAGGTGCAGCGCTTGCCGGTCAACGCAGGCGACAGGATGCCAACCGCCCGCACCGATGGGCTCTGATCAACGATCGCAGGCCCCACGTCAAAGGCCTTGGTTGAGCTCCGGCCATCGCCCCGTGGCTCCAGGCACCGCAGGATGTCGATGTCGCGGATGCAGCGCTGCATGAAGGTCGTAACCTCCACCGCCTTCTCCAACGTGCTGCCAGGGATCAACACCTTCTCGTTGAACGGATCGATCCGCAGCCGATGCAACGCCCGGAACGCGGCCATGGTGCTCTTGGCCACACCACGAAATCCCACCGTGATCTGACGGTTCGGGCCGTTCTCCATCCAGTCGCAGATGCCCAGCTGCTGCTTGGTGGGCTCATCCGCCAGGTTCAGCTCCCGCAGCAGATAGCAGACGAAGTACGGGAACCGTCCAGGGCCAATTTCAGGAGGGATCGGAGTCCAGCTCACAAGGAGACCCCCTCAGCTTTCAGGGCCAAGGGGGTCTCCCCACCACACCACACAAGGGGACTCGTGTAGTCACCAACAGGGAACCACCCCTGGCAGGCGCTCACACCCTACTCCGCAAAGGCCTCGTTGACGTCCGGCGTGGCTGGGTCGTCGGCCTCGAACTGCCCCGTCTTGCGACGTGCCCGCTTCGGCGTTGCGGGCGCGTCCTCTTGGGCAGGAGCAGCAGCTCCAGCAAGCGCAGCCTCAGCTGCCGCCACCACGTCATCAGGAACATCCGACCCCCAGGCCACAAGGCCAAGCCGTGCCCGGTCGGCGTTGGAGACGTACACGGGTGCAGAGCAGACAGGCACAGCGTATCGCCTCAGTCGTTTTCTTCCAGCGCCAGCCTGAACTGCGCCCACAGGTGGCCGCGGTTCTGCGCGCTGCCGACGCTTGCGATGTACGGGTTCAAGATGAAGTAATGCGCTCCAGCCTGGCTGTCGTACACCTTGACCAAGGCATTGACCACACGAAGTCGGCCAATCGCTTTGACGCATGAGATGTAGTGACAGCCGATCAGTTCGGCGATTGCCTTGGCCGAGCACCGGACTTTGCCAACCCGGTCCATGCGGCTGATCATCGCCAGCAAAACGCAGATGTCCATCGGCTGCAGCTGCTTGGTCGCCAGTGACTGGAACAGGCCTTCCAGCCCCTCCGCTTGATACACCATTGCGAATCGCTCTTTGTCGTCAAACTGTTGCGTCATCGGGGAATGCGCGTCTTGTTGTATGGCGTGGTGTTTGCAAATGGCCTCCTAGGAAACTCGTGGGATTTTGGTAGGAAAGCCCTAGGGCCGCATTGGCAATCCCTTGTCTCACGGGTGGTCTTGCGAGAAGGCGAAATAAGAACCCTGTCATACCAAGGGATTCTATTTCGGCTGGGCTAACCCACATTAGCCCGGAGCACTCCGACAACCCAGCCCCCCACAGGGCCGTTTTCGAGCTCTCTAATTCTTAGATAAAGGGTTAATACCCCCGGGGCACCCGGGGACGGCCAGGCAACCCAGCTCGCAAGCTCGCTTCACACGAAGGATTAGGCCGGAAATGGGTTTTCCCCGTCGACAGATCCGACCAGCAACCACGCCCCACCCCACCTCCGGGGCCTTCTCACTGCATCACCCCTGCAGAAGCGCCAGGAAGGCCCCTCCGATGGGGTGGGGCTCCACTGACACCGATCACTCCCTTCCGTGCCCTCCCTGGCCCTGCTGGGCACCTCTGGTGATGTGTTCGTGTTCGATGGGCGCCTCCCCTCCACCCCCGTAGACCTCTCGCACCCCTCCGCTCTCACCCGATCGCACACCGCTTTCCCGTTTTTGGGTCGCGTGGTGTGGTGGGTTCCCAGCGCTGGACGAGCTGCTCCGCCCCCCGTGCCGGGGGCGTTGCCGCCCCTGGGGGGCGTCGCTGCCGCTGGAGGGGGCCTGCCTGCCCTGCTGCCGCAGCGCTAAGACCAGAGCCCTGTCTGCGCCTGCCTCCGAAGCGGATTGTTGATCCGCTGCCACCTGCCCCGGGCGCCAGCTGGCGGGGGTTGCTGCCTGGACCCAGCGCCGAGCGCCGGCCTCTCCCTTTTTCGTTTGTTACGTTTTGCGACAGATACCCACCGCCACCCGCCACCCGGTCGCCATCCGCCCCGATACGCGCCCACACTGTCGTCAGGTCTGCATAGCTGCAGGCCACACCACACCACACCAAGGAGGAGGACCAATGAGGACGGAGACGAGCGCAGCGGGCCTGGGGGAGTTGCACCCGGTCGAGCTGTTGTTGCTGCTGGGGCTGGCGGTTGCGCTGGCGGTTAGGGAGCTGAGCGTGGCTCTGATCGGTCTGGCGGGCGCCGCGGCCGGCTGGCGGGCGCCGATGGCACCGGCCAGGGCGACGGCACCGGCTGAGATCGAGCGGGCGCCGATGGCACCGGCTGCACCGATGGCGCACCCGATCGGCGACGCGTTGGCGGAGCTGGGGGCG